TGTCGTAAGTCACCCGCTCATGCCAGCGCTTGGCCGCGAGATCGTAGACCCACGTCGCGTTGCCGGATGGGAATGTGAGAACGATGAACTTGTGCCCGTCGTGCGACCAGATGAAGCAAAAGGCGTCGTCGACGCGGCTGTACCGCTCCCAAAGGTTAGTCAGAGTCGTATCGGACAGGACCGTCAGTGAGCCGCGCGAAATCCGGTAGAACTGCTTGTCGTTGCCGAGAAAGAAGAGCGCGTTATCCTCTGCGACCACCGCGAGGCTCGCCGCGAGGCCGCGCTTGATCGTCGGCTTGATGAGTTGGAACGGGAAGGAAAGCGCCCCGGTGTTCTGCCAATACTCGATCGTCCTCTCCCCGAAGGCCGCAATGAGCCCGTCATCATTCCGGACCGAACGGATGAAATCCGACGACGACTCCGCCTGTGAATAGTCGAGCGCCGAGTAGGTTCTGCCATCGAGAAGGTCGGACAGGAAAAACTCGTTCGAGCTTGGTTTGTCGAAGATGAAGTACCCGTCGATATAGTCGACCGCCCGCGCCGTGTCGGTGAAGTCAGCGTCGGTAATTTCGGCAAAATTGTTGGAGGCGTCGATATAGGACCATGCCTTCGCGCCATCGGCGATGACAATCTCAATGTCGTTGTTCGAGATCGACACCACGTCGCTGCCGGCGATCGAGCTTGCGCCCGAGCGCAAGGTGGCGCTGCCAGCCGAGTCGACCTCGTAGAACGATGTCCCGGAAACGCAGTAGAGCACCCCATTGACCTCGGCCATCGCGCGGATGGGGCCGATGCCTACCTCTGCCCAATCGCCAATCCCGGGAGCGCCGTGGATGGTGACGGACGACTTGGCGTCAGATGGCTCTTCCTGGGCATAGCCGTTGATAAGGCGCTGGCAGGAGACGACGCCGGAAGGGTGACGGTAGCTCCGCGTCGACCAAAAGATGTCGGTCATGGCCGCTCACCGCCGGTAGGCCCGCATGTCGGGCTGAAAGAACACCGCTTCTGGCTCACGATCCATGTCAGCCATGTCGTCGAGAAGCTCCTGCGAACGATCTTCAATCGTTGCCTTCCGCGAGGCCGAGACGGGATAGTCGCCGAGCATCATCTTGGCGAGGTTCCAGATGAGCGTGTCCGACCATTCCTGCGGGATCGCCACATTCAGGCCCGCGGCACCGGCATCCTCGATCGGACGGTGCCAGGTGAACTCCCAAAGCTCCTGTAACGGGCTCGACGGGGTCGGCCAGCCGTTGAGGTAGCCGGCCTCGATCTGACGATCATACCAGGGCATCGAGAGTGCGCCTGATGCGGCATGGTCCGGCATGTCCTCGAACTCCTGCCGGGCGTACATGCGGTCCATCGGCGTGATTACCCCGCCGTCGATCAGCTTGCGGCGGACGCCGACGATCTTGACCGGCATGGTGATCTTGGTGGTGTAGGCGTAGACCACGGCTTCGTCGGCAGCGTCGTCCGTCAGCGCGTCGTCAATCTGGATGACGTTGGCCGCCGGCGCGCCGTTGACCGTCGTCCAGTGAAGCGTGCCGTCCTCGAGCATGATGCCGATGAAGTCGTTGTCCGAGATCCCGTCATCATCGTCGACCGTGATCGAGGTCGCACCCGAGCTCGCGGCCGCGGCAAGCTCCGTCTCGACATAGGTCTCGGTGACATGGTCGTTCTCGGCCGCCGTGGCGTGTCCGATCGTGTAGCGGGCCTGACCTGGCACAGGAAACAGCGTCGCCGTCCGCACCGTCCAGACCTTGATCCCCTTCGCCACCCAGCGCTTGAGCATGCCGTTGAGCGCAAAGACAAAGGTGTCATAGACGTCGGAGGGCATTGTGGCGCCGCGGGCGACGGCGCTGACCTTCACGCCGGCGTCGTGGACGATCTGCGTGACGGTCGGGGCGAAGGCAACTGTACCGCTCGTAGTCATAGGCTCACCACCGGGGTCTGCGAGTAGTCGGTGACGATCGAGTCTACCGCCGCGGACCACCTTAGCGGCGTCGCGGTAAAGACAAGGTGAGTGCTGTCAGGGACGCTCGACAAAGTCACCAGTTGCGTGTCCCCGCTCTCGAGTTGAACGAGCACCTGGTCGGCCGCGACAAATCCACTAGAGGAATCGACCGCGATCGACGTGGCGCCGGCGGCGGCCGCGGCGGTGACTGTCGCGACCGGCGGACCGGCATACACATCGGGCGGCGGCGGCCTGGGATTGCGGACGTTCTGGCGGTCGGCACGGGCACGGACGAAATCCTGCGGATGCCGCTCCTCGTACTCCCCGTTGCGGTCGACGATAAGCCCGGTCCACTCCTTCTGAGCGTCGGACGAGCGGATCTTTTGGCCGGTGCGATCGTCGATAACCCAATGGTCGCCCGGCTTGTAGGTGTCGTTCGAGACGCGAAGACGAGCCATTTACCTTCTGCCTCTGCGACGATAGCGGATAATCCAGTCGTCAGCCGTGCCCCCACCGGGATCTGGCACCGAGCCGTCTGCCGGATTTGTTCGCCGCCGTGCCGGAATTGAGAAGTTGCCCCACGCCAAGCGAGATCAGCGCGAGGATTGAGTTGCAGGTAGCCGTCGACTTAGGCATGCGACCCTACTCCGCTGTCTGGCGCGAACTTTTCACGGATCCCGGCGAGGCTGCGCTCGATCTCCGCCAGTTCGGCGCCATTGGTTTCGATCTGCGCGCGGAGGCTCGCGAGCTCGGCCGCGGACCTGTCGCGCTCGTAAGCGGCGGCGGCGACGGAGGCGGCGGCGGTCTGTGCGGTCGACAGAGCCTTATCCTCGGCGTCCTTGATGATCTCGGCCGCCCGCGTCTTCGCCCGCTCCGCCGATTCCTCGGACCGCTTCTTGGCGGTCGCACGGATCTCCCGCGCGTCGTCCTCTGCCTTGTCGATCATGGCCGCAGCCTTGGCCGCGCTGGCGGCCTCGGCCTCGGCGGCCTCGGCAAGCCTTGCCGCGATCTCTTCCTGCGTCGTGTTGAGCTGCTGCTGCGCCTCGGCCAGCGCCGTCACCGCCACAGCCTCGGCCGCGATCGCCGCCTCGCGCCTTGCGTCGGCCTCGGCGGCCGCTTGCTTGACGGACCCCACCCGCTGCATTTCGGTGGCGAGCGCAAGAACGCCGCTGAACGACTCGGCGAACCGCCGAAGGTCAGAAATCGCCTTCTCTTCGGTGCTCATTTGAACTTCCTCAAGACGATCATGGTGACAGTGAGCGACGTCGTGCCGTCGCCGGCGGTGATCTGCGGCTTGATTTCGGCGGTTGCCTCGCTCACCTGCTCGATCTTCGCGCTGGTGATGTCAAGGGTGTTCCCCTGCGGGTCGGTCAAGGTCGCAAAGTTTGTCCCGTCGTTTGATCCAAGGATCCGGCAGTTGCCGCCGGACCCAAACGTGCCAGTGACCTGGAGTGACCGATCGGACCACGGCGGACGAGTATAAGCCTGCCCGATGTCGCCGTTTGCCATGCTTGCCCATGTGATCTTGCGGCCCTCTTCTCGGCCGGAAATCTCAAGAACAGACTCGGTGTAGTTGATCGTCGGCATGCGCCTAGTCCTTCCTCATTTCGAGGACGATCGAGTAGTGGTCGCCCGAGGAATGTCCGACCGTCGTGAACCTGATGTCGCCGGTGACGCCGCCGCCTCCGTCGTTCTGGAGCCCGCCGAACACCGTGAAATCGAGACAGCCACTAACGTCCCCGCCGATCGCCCACGCAAGGACGTCGGCCGTTGCGTCCCACAGAACGCGCACGCCCATGCCGATGGTCGTATAGTGGATCCTCATAATTCGCACTTCGGTCGGGGCGCCGAAAAGCGCCGAGACGTCGACTTTCAGGACAGCCGATTCGCCGGTCCCGTCCGAAATGTTGGTGAACTTCATCACGGCGTTGTTGTTGCCGTCCACGAGGGTCTGCGAGGTGACTGCGTCTGCCATGTTGCCTCTCTTCGTCCCCTAGATAAGAAGGCCGGGAGCACGATAAGGCGCCCCCGGCCTGCTTAGGTTCGCCGGAGGAGCCTACTAGGCGTCGGTCGAGGCCGTGATGTTGGTCTGCATCGAGCTCTCGCCGGCCAGGTTGACGATGTTGATCGGCTGCATGAACTGCATCGCAGCGCCAACCATCGCCTCCGTGATGTTCGCGGCATTGTCCTGGAGCATGATGTGGCCGGGACCTTCGACGTAGCCAGTTGATGCCGCGACCATCGTGATCGCGACGTCGGCGGCATTCTCCGTCCAGATGCGCCACGGCTTGCCGCCGCCGCCGATCCGGACCCGATTTGCCGCGGTGGTGACGTTCTCGATCGCGGCCACCGCAAAGTTGCCATAGATGTCGAAATCCTCGATCACCCAATCGTCGCCGCCGATCAGCGAGATCGCGGTATCGGCGCCCGCGGCCGCGGCCCCAAGGTGCTTCCAGCCGGAAATTACGAGGCGATCGCAGTTATCGTCGGTCACGATGAAGTCGGTCGCCTGGCCGGTGACGTCGCGCGTCTCGATGCCGATCAGGGCGCAATCGGCCGCGTTGATGTCGATCGGGCCGGTAAGCGCGTCGATGCCGCCGGTGAAGAGGAAGTTGGCGATGGTGGTATTGGCCGCGTCGATGTTGATGTCGGCGCCGACAGCGGTAGTGAAATTGATCGTGGGGCGGAGCGACCCGCTGCCAAGGCCGATAACCGCGACGCCGGCAATATCAAAGGCGATGCCGCCCGCGGCGGTGACGGTCTCGGAATGCCCCGGCTTGACGAAAACGATGTCGCCATTGTTGGCCGTCACATGGTCATAAGCCTGATTGATCGTGGCGAACGGGCTCCGGAACGTGCCTTCGCCGTTCGACGACGCCCCGGAATCGACCCAATAGACGTCGCCCGGGTGCGTCATGGCGACAGAGACGCCGCGCAGCGAGACGCCCCATTTGAAGCCGTTCGGGAAGTTGGTCATAAATCCGCCGAGCATTGTCGTGATCTCCTGTGTGTTCCCCGTCTACTTATAGGGAACTCGGTTGGCCGAGGACGCTTTTCCAGCGCCCGGGAGAGTATCTAGGCCGGGCCTTGTGGTCCGGCCTATGTATTCCAGCGACGTTGACTAGACGCCGGGGGTGCCGTAACCCGAACGCCAGTCCGAGACGCCGACCGAATACCTTTCGGTTGCCTTGGCTTTCGCGTTGGAGGTATCGAAGTCGTTGTCTTTGCCAAACGTAACCTTGCGGCGCTGGAAGAGACGCGGGCCGCGCGGGACGTTGGTCCGGATGAACCAGGCCGTGGTCGACGAGAAGAACTGGTTCGGTATGCATCCCTTCGGGATGGCGCCGGTCATCCGCAGGACGTTGACGTTGTTCTCGGCCGAGTTGGACTGCAACACCGACCTGAGAATGCGCTGCGCCTCCCAATCGAGGTTGACCGGGACGTGCAGGGACACCGGCATGATCTTGACGCGGAGCCCCCGGGCGTTCTTCGCCTGGCGGATCTGCGTAATCATGTCTTCGATCGCCAGTTCCGACAGGTCGGCCGGATTGGTGAGCTCGTTGGACTGGTTGCCGGAGATCGTCGGATGCGCCGTCGAAAACCACTCGACGCCGTCGCCGTGGGTGTAGGTGGAGTTGAAGCCGCGATTGTAGAGGTTCGCGACGACGTTCTCCTTGGTCTGGCGAAGGCCGAACGCGAGGTCCGGGGCACGCTGCTTACAAAGCTGGGCGTACAGGTTGTCCTCGAGCTCTTCCTCGGTGACGATGTAGCCGATGCCGTAGACGACATGGGTGTACCGCTTGGTGTAGCCCTGCCGGTCAGCGTCGTAGTTGATCGAGCCACCCTGCGGCTTGATGGTCGCCATGCCGAAGCCGGTGCTCTCGACCTCTTCCTCGTATGCCTTGTCGGACGTCTCGACGTCGACCAGGTCGGGATACTGCGCTTCGTACTCGTCGTAGGCGCGGCCAAACCAGGCGCGCACGCCCGGCCAGAGGGCCTTCGGATGAGCCGAAGAGGTAATCGGGAGTGCCATGTGCGGGATCCTCCGTTGCTGTCTTGGTAAGCGTCGCTAGGGCGCCTACGCCTACAGGATGCCCAGGCCGGAAGCCGGCTTGTAGGTGTGCTGGTTGATGAGGAACTCCCAAATGGCGAAATCCGAGATCTCGTTGTCGTGAGCCGGATAGAGCCGGAGAAGCAGGAGTTGGTTCGAGGCGTCGGCGTCGGGACCATCGGTGGTGCCGCCGTCGATTTCCCATCCCGAAAGGCCGGTGACGGTCGAGCCGGTGCCGGAGATCAGGTTGGCGTTGAGGCCGACCGTATCGGCCGAAAGCGTGCCGCCGCCGTCGTCTTGAGCGATGAACACCAGGTTCGGGTCGTCCGCGACAAGCACGATACGGTCGGTCGAGGCCGCGCCGTAAAGCAGAGAATCGCGGGTGACATTGTCGAAGCCGACGATGAAGCCGGTGAACGCCACGCCATCGCCGGCGGCGGCGAGGTTCACTTCGGACATCGAGCCGGGAGGCTGGCCCATCACCTCGTTGTCGTTCGAGTCGCCAACGATGACGACGGGATCTCCGATGAAGAGGTTGGTCGCGTAGCTCGACGGCGCCCAATAGCGGTTAGCCGCGCCATTCCAAGGGGAGCCGTTCTGGTAGCGGATCGGGCGGGCTCCGAACGCTGCGTCTCGGTTCGCCATTGCAAAATCCTCGTAGCTGACGAACAGCGAAAAGGCCGGCGGCCTTACGACCGTCGCCCTTAAAGCGTCCGCGGGTTGATGATGTGAGTTCCGGCGAGCCTAGAGCCGCTCAATCACGCCCTTCAAAATGGCCCGGTGACTTATGACCGGGAGATCTTGATAGCGTTCCCCTGGTTGGGGACGTAGCGCTCGTCGCCGTCTTTCCGCCCGATGTCACCGCCGAGTATATCGGCGTCGATGCCGTCGATGCGTTTCTGCTGGGCCGCCAAAGAGAGGTCGTGCCACTTCTGAGGAGTCTCCATCAGAAACGCCGTCAGGCCGCCCCCTTGG